AACTATTAAACAGAGCACAGTTGCTACTACAGAGTTTGGAAGTGACATCGGACACAGGTACAGGTGCTATTGTTGTTGAGGGGATTCTAAATCCTCAAAACTATCCTAAAAACCCGAACTTGATTAGTTGGTCAGGTCTAAGTACACTTGCACAAGGTGGACAACCTAGTTTTGCTCAAGTTGCATCAGGTAGTGGTATTACATGGTCTACAGGTGCATCGGCTACAACTAGTACACTAACTGCTCAATCTACAATTAATGCGATATTAGATTCAGGCAATTCTTGGCGTCCAGGAAACAATTCAGAATATGTAAACGTAAGTGCTATAGATTATAGAAACACATTTGGTAGTAACGATACTGACCTTGTTATTGGTAAACTTATTACTGGAAATAGAATTAGAGCGAATACAACTATTATTGATGCTAGAATTGATGCAACAGGTAACTTTGGATGGTTCCGTTTATCTCAAACAATTACAGGTAATATCAATACAAATACTGCAAACGCATTTACTATTAGCTCACACGTTGATTTACAAGATGCACCATATGCATTTATTACAAAGGCAAGCTGGGAAGCAAGTGGCGGATCTAACGGAACATCAGTTTCATCAACAAGTAGTAACCCAAGTTGGCCAGCAAACACTATTATCAGTAACATTAAATTGGAGGAATTTGCAGGTACTGAATATTATAGAATTGATTTCAATAACGCGGCAGTCGGAACATTGACACAGGGTAGCGGTACAATTACACTTGAATTTATATCAGCGGCGTACGGACAACCAGGCGAAACAGTACTTTCGTTTATTGCTCAACCAGGCGAGCGTGCCTCCCTAGATTTGGGAGAATTGAAAGAACTTACAAATACTACACTAGGTGGTAGAGGTACATTCCCGAATGGACCAGATGTTCTTGCAATTAACATCTACAAAACAGAAGGCGCTAATGTTACAGCTAACTTGATTCTAAGATGGGGCGAAGCGCAGGCTTAACGTTCTGCTACAATATTATAATTTACAATGCAACGAGGTGTATTCGTAGGATACCCTCCTGCATGTAAATGACTTCCGTCAAACAAAACAATCCTGCCTTTTTTAGGAGATACACGTTCTATAACTTTTGGCTGCCAATTATTTTCCATGCTTTTATCTTCAAAGAAAAGAGTATCTCCGTCTGAATCGTTTACATAATAGATCAAACCTAAATGAGGTTCCGGACGGTCAGTGTGAGGTGCATAGTGTTCTAATTTAGTTCTATGCGGCACAGTAATAAAAAGCCTTGCGGCTAGTATTTGTATAAGTTCAGCATTAATTTTACCACACACAATCTGAGGTATTTTACTAAAGTTGCCATACCATTCAGAATGACTTGTACTACTCATAAAAACATGTTGGAAACTAACAGGCAACGGATTTTCTCCGTCAAATGCTGTTGGTTCTACCTTACATTGTAAAGGCAACATAGCATTTATGTTTTCGTTACCAAACACTACTAAATGTAAATAATCTTGTAGCTCTTGACTAATCCAGTCATCCTTAACTATTATCATCTAAACTATCAACAAAAGCCGCTAAATTATCAAACACTTTTGTTGCCTTTCTAAGTTTCTGATATGTAAATCTTTTCTTTAATAATTCTTCAGTTTCTTTGCCGTGTCCTGTACGCACAAGTACAGGCCTTGCACCCATTTTCATAGCGGCTTTAAGATCACGAATACGATCGCCTACATAATAACCCTTAGAGAATTTAACATGTGGTACTTCTTTTTCACAACGCTTAAACATTCCTGTGTTTGGCTTTGCATACATATCATTTTTTGCACTTGATGCACTATAGTATAGTCCGTCAATACTAGGACAACCTGCCTTGCCAAACTCTTCTAGCATATACATATGAAGTTTGTCAACATCTTCTTGAGTATAAATGCCCTTTTCAATTCCGCCTTGGTTAGTAATAATTACAATTTTATGTCCCAATCTGCGTAACTTAACAATAGCATCAAGACTTCCTTCTTCAAAAGTCCAGTCGTCTTTTTTGTAAACATAATCTCCTATGTCTACATTGATGACACCGTCTCTATCTAACCCAATTACACACTTGGGTGCAATATAATCGGGTTTGTAAAAGTCGATGTTAACATCATCACTCCATACTATTCTCGGGTTGCTCATTTTGAATCTCTTTTAGTTTTGCTGTAATGTCTGCTTGGCTGTCACCTGGAATAATTCTATAATTGTCTTCAACACTATCGGGTGTACTAACTTCAGTAATACTACTGTTATCTTCTAGGGCTTCTAGTTGATGCGGTTGCAAAGGCGGATTGTGCCAAGTCATTCCTTCTGTAAGATTTTGACTGAACAGTGTAGCAGTTTTTGTATCGATCCAGCGTACTACGAAACTGCCGCTGTTTACAAACCATGTTTCGTCTTTTTCTCTATGAAAGTGCATACTAAATTTTGCGCCTTTCTTTTCAAAGAATAAAATTTTACCGCAATATTTGTCGTTAGTTGCCCAGATAACTTCGTATCCCCAACCTTTATCAACTTTTCCTCTTAGTCTTTCCATTGTTTAATCTCCAATTGTTTTACATTGTCATAACCAAATGTTCCAAATGCAAAAAAGTTTGTTGCAAGGCTATAACGATCTTCATTACTATTATTAGGTTCAACACTATGTTCCATGTTACTAGGAAAAATAATTAACATATCTTCTTGAACATCAAAAGGCCAACCACCTGCATTCACTGGTGTATAATTGTCTACAGGAATTTCTACAGTTTCACTAAACATATTATCATAGTGTTTTCTTCTATGCATAATTAATCTACCACAGTTTGGAGGAGTACGTAAATAATATACAGCACTTACAAGACTATTTGCATGATTATGCATAAAAACTTGTTCACCCGGAGGTTGTTTACTAATCCAGCTGTTAGTCATATCAAACTTAATTTTACTGCTATAACCTAATACACTATGTACAAACTTATTAACTTCGTTAGTGATCAGTTCTTTCACATCTGGAAAGTCTTCTAAAACTTCTAGACGATCATTTGCGTTGTTGCCATTAGGCCGTTGTACTATTTCTTTGTAGTTTATTAGTTTATCTTTTGTTTCACTGCTAAGTTTAGGCATCTGTAGTGTTGCTACAGGTACAGGAAACAACTGATGTAATTGGAAATTATAATCCATTAGCAATCCATTCTTCAGGAGTTGTAAATTTAAAGTCACCGATAGCTTTTAGTAACCTAGTGTTATCACTACATGTATATTTTTGATATTGTTGTTTTAAAATATCCGGCATTGGAATAGGTTCAATAGTTGCATTATATTTTTCTGCTACGGCATCTGCAATACTTTGGAAACTTCTTGGAGTCCCAGTACCAACATTCCAAATACCTGTATCTTCAACATCAAAAAACTTTTCAATAATTTTGCAAACATCTCCTACATAGATAAAGTCTCTTAAATATTCTTCGCTATTTTCAAAAGGATTTACTTTTCCTGTTTCGATTGCTTGTTTTTTAAATTTATGAAATACACTCATTTGATCACCTTTGTGTTCTTCATGTTCTCCATAAACATTAAAAAATCTAAACCCTTGAATTTTACATTGCCATTGATCTTTGTCAACCATATTGATGGTTCTGTCAAATAAGTTTTTGCTCCATGCATATGCACTTTGCGGATATATCGGACCGTACTCTTTAAATACTCCAGTATCTCCATATACACTTGCACTAGATGCATACATAAAATTTACGCCTTGCATTTCACAAACTTGTAATAACCTATGACTAAAATCTAAGTTATGTGCAAGAACAGATTCTACATTTCTCTCAGTAGTTGAACTAATTGCTCCTAAATGGATAACATAGTCAAAAGGGCTACAATCAGGAATTACATTTTCGATATAATCGTATTCTGCTACTGTGTGTCCTTGATCGACAAAATAGTTTACAACATTTTGCCCGATAAATCCTTTGCAACCTGTTACTAATAAATTCATTTGCTTGCCTCTAATATCTTTGTTGTACTGTAACCTTTGATTGTAGGAACAATATGTACTGGTGCTAGATCGTGTCCTACAATTTCTTCTACAGTATAATCACCACCTTTAACAATTAAGTCAGGTTTTATTTCTTTAATAAGTTCGTAAGGTGTATCTTCATCAAATATAACTACTTCGTCTACGTATGGGATTAACAATAATTGTTCCATGCGTGTTTTTACATCGTTAAACGGTCTTAGAGCGCCTTTTAAGCGTCTTACGCTGTCATCGCTATTAAGACCTACAATTAATTTATCACCTAAATTACGAGCTTCTTTAAGCAGTACAAGGTGTCCTTTGTGCAATACATCAAAGCATCCGTTAGTAAACACTACACGTTTTTGTAAATCTTTTTCTGTAAGAATGTATGTGCCTACGTGCTTAACTGATTCTGTTGAACCTCTAATAGCAAGCTCTAATGCTTTTTGATAATCGTATTCTTTAGTGAGTGCATAAACAAATGCCGCCAAGAAACAATCGCCTGCGCCTGTAACATCTGATACTTCAACACGTTCTACAGATACGTTATACATAATGTTATCTATATTTCCGATAACATTATCGCCTGCATTAGTTACAATAAAATTGCTATTCCAATCAGCAAATCCTAATTCTTTAAATTCTTTGTTATTAGGTTTTACTAGCCAAGCACCTTCATAGCAACTTGCGTGACGTTTAGGATCTACAATAACACGGCACCCTGCTTCGTTTGCTAGTTGTATAATTTGTTCAGCAAAATCTAATACGCCTTTATTGTAATCACTTAATATTACATAGTCGTATTTGTCAAATGGAAAATCTTGTAGTTCCTCTAAAACTTCATATCCGTCAGCATAGTAATCATTGTCAATGCGTGTGATATAATGACCATCACACATGACTCTTGTTTTAATGCTTTTAGGTTGATCATAATCAAACAATGATACATTTACACCTAAACTTTTTAAATTTTCGTAAACAAGTCCTGCACCACCTTGTGTTTCTATAGTGCGTTCTTGTGTAACTACAGGCACAGGTGCTTCTGGACTCAAGCGTGTGCTTGTTCCGTAAATATATTTGTCGATTATTATATCACCAATAACTAAAACTTTCATATTTTTATTATACTACACTTAGGTTAATAAATCAAGAACTTTTGTAAGAGTTTCTAGTTTATTTTGATTGACTTTGCTGTTAAGAGTATTGCGTAATCCTTGATGTAAAGGTTTAGGCCAGGCTCCTGATGCTACCCAAGCATATCCGTCATGTTCACCGTTTAGTTTAGGAATGAATTCGTCTTTAATAGCACAAAGATAAGTGTGAAATAAAAACTTTTGATCAGTGGATATAAAAGTTTCTAAAGGAACTGTCTTTTTAATTTCTGGTAAAAATCCTATTTCTTCTTTAATTTCTCGTTTGAGAGCTTCCCAGGGAGTTTCGGCGCCTTCGTTAGTGCCTCCAACTAATCCCCATTGTTTGTTCTTTTTACCGTTAGCTCTATAAAGAAGAAGGTACCTGTTTGTAGCAAGGCTATAGAAGAGAGTACCACTGCAAATTATCTTGTCCATAAAAATAATTAGCCATTTAGACTCATACGCCAGGTGCCGTTTGGATACAATCCTTCTACTGAAAGTAGCCAATCATTGCCATCCCAGCGGTACTGAATTCCTGTTTTTAAGTTAGTAACATAGATAATTTTTTGTATTTCGTCGTTGTATATCAGTTTATTTTCACTGGCATCAAATACAACTCGCCACTGATTTCCGTCCCATTCTACAATATCGTCTTTACCTGCTACAAGATCTGAAAATTGAAAATTACCATCCCATGCTTTAGGACCAAAGTCACCGTTTGCATCATCTCCGATATCATTTAACAGCAATATACGAGACCCTAGTCCGCGCATATTTTCTGTAATAGGATTAGTTTTTTGCGGATCAACAATATAGTCTATTGTGGTCCATTGCGAATTTTGTCTTGACGGTCCTTCTATAATAGTATTACTAGGGAAAGTATCAGTGTCCCAGTTAATAATTAATTGTGTTTCGTCAGTTGGATTTATACTTACTGTACCGGTAATATCTCTATTTTCGTCTAGTCGTCTGATATAAATTCTACTGATATCATCTTGATATTGTCCAGGATACACGTTTGTAACATTACGCCAGTTTGTTTGTCCTACACGCCCGCCGCTAACTAATTGTGCTATTGTGCCTGTAATATATAAACCAAAATCTTGATATGTAGTATTTGCAGTTTGTTCAGCTACAGATGTTTGAGAACTAATCTTACCGTCAACATATTTTCCACCCGGAACAATGCTATCGTCATATGCATTTAGCTCAGGCATACTCATACCTAAGTCAATAGTACCCGTATCTTCATTAAAGATGCTTGTAATGATATTTGTAATAACACCAAGTCTTTTAACTTTGATCGGCGGCGACAAGTAAATGGGTGTACTAAAAACCATATTAGCAACATCAATTTCACTATCAACACCTACAGGAATATTTCTACTACTAAAGGTAACACTTTCTAAATTTACTACACTTAAACTTGTCCAATCAATGTAATTGTCTGTAGTTTGTATTTCTAGACTAGGATTAAACAGTGTAAGTATTTGTTCTAATATTTGCAGTTTTTGATCTGTATTAGAACTCCATATGTCTACTGTAAATCCTAAATTATATGGTGTAGGCATTAAACGTTCAATTGTATAGTTTTTTCCTTGAAAGTTTAAATATTCTTCATTATTTTCGTCATAGGCCCTTTCTCTAATATTAAGTTTGTTAACATAACTAGAGTCAGCAGTACGTGTTCTATCCATTTCTAAATTGCTTACGTATACTGCTATCCGAGGAGCACTTGGGATTTTATTTTCACTATTGTCGCGAATAATATTTGCAACTTGTCTTGTTAGGTCGCCGTACATTACAGGTACTTGTTTCAAGTTGCCTGCTCCATCTTTAACGCTAAAATTACTCATTAGTCTTACCATTTGAGTAACATAACGTCTTATTTGTCCATCATAAAAATGTTGCATTAGTTGTCCGCCTTAGGTCTAAGTGCTTTAGAGAGACTTTGTCTTTCAGTAACCGTTTCTCCACCAATTTCTGCTGTATTAGGATTGTTAATGAAAGTGCCTTTTTGTGTATAACGTGTATCTGTATTTGTAAGACTAACACGGATACCATCTTGCATCTTAACCCATCTATCACCATCAAATCTAAACAAACGCTTAGGCATGTAATCTGTCCTTAAGAAATAATCTCCGCTTTCTGGTTGCGAAGGGAAACTGATCCCCATACCGTACGGAGCACCGTTAGGACCTTCCTCAACTCCTAATAAATATCCTTGATATCCTGCTCTATCAGGACGGTCAGTAATCATATCAGTTGTTGTACCAATGCCACTGGCATCCATTTCTTCGCTGTCAGCAGTCTTAATTGCAACAGTACCGTCGTCCTCGTTAACTGCTAGAGTATAATAGTGTGAAATGTCATATCCAGCATTGCTTGCATCTGCTTCTGCTTGTGCAATTACAGCATCATTAATTTGCATTTCTTTTTCATATGTAGATAGTAAATCTCTTAATGTTTGATCACTACCTTCTTCTGCAGGTAGATCTAAAATTTCTTTAAATTCTTGACTATCAACTATTTGTTTTAGTTTCAATCTGTACAAGTGTGGATACCATGTAGGAGAAAATCCTTCTGCGGCTCTGTTTATATCTTCTACAACATAAAATCTTTTAAGAGCAACACTGTGATCGTTAAGTGCATACTCGTCTTTTAAGTGAGGCAACTCAATTACATCACCGCTAATAATTTTTCTACCAAGAGTTTTTACACTACTGTTAATATGTATAGTTAAGAACAGAGTATCGTTACTTAAAAACAAACCAAACTGGCTAAGATCAAAATCAATATCTTGAACATTATAAATGCCACGCATTGTATAAATGTCTGGATCATATTTTCGATCTCTGTTTTCTAAAAACAATAAATCCTGTATGTTACCTGTTTGCACAGAATCATAACGAGGCTGATCGGCAGTTGCGTCTACCGAATCAGGATTTTGCGGTCCTAAATATTTGTGAACAAATATATCGGTACCACCTATTGTAAACATTTCAAGGATCTGTTTGTCTAGGAACGCATAATCCTTGCCTTTTTCTGGTTTGTATAAACTTAATCTTGGCATAAACATATTTATGCGATAAATACTAATGGAGAAACTTACGTATGGCTACATTGGCAACAAAAAAACAAGAAGTATTTGATTATGTTTACGCTATGCTTGGCGGCGGCATGATTGATGTTGAATTAGATCCTGTACATTATGAGACAGCTATTACAAAAGCCTTGACACGTTTTAGACAACGTTCGGAAAATAGCGTAGAAGAATCATACTTGTTTATGGAAACAATACTTGATCAAAATACATATACGCTACCTCAGGAAGTAATTGAAGTAAGAAAAATATTCCGTAGAAGTATTGGTTCACGTACAGGCGGCGGCGATGGCGGCACATTGT